TCGGATACGCCGAACTTGTTGCCGGACACAGTCCACTGTGCGGCAGAAATGGTCCCCTGGTTGGCGAGGGCAGGGCCATCTTGATAGGCTGAGACGCCCATGCCGATTAGGCGATGGGCTTCGACACCCAGGTTCTGCCATGCTAGGAGAACCTGGGCATAAGTGGGACTAGAAGTGCCGGTAGTGAGCGAAGTGTTGAGAAAAGCTACAGAACCGGTGCTTGCGCCAGAATGGTCAAGAACGACCGCGCAGGCTTGTTGAAGAACGTCAGGGGTAACTGTGAGATCAAACCCCCAATTTAAAGTCTCTCCTTCTGGTGCGGAGAGTCTGAAGACATTGTAGTAAGCCAGTACGACGTTAGGACAAGAGGACTCGTCTGGCAATCCACGGACATTCGAAATTGGGTCAGAGGGATGTAGAGCTTTTATTACCCATGACCGTCCGTCGGGAGTGGAGGCTAGTGTAGTTGCAGAGGACGAAAAAAGAGATGAAAGTTTTTGGGCGATGCTAATTGGACGCACGTGCCGCATCAGGAACGTGGGTGAACTCGGGGCCAGTGTAAGGGGAATGCCCAAGGCACACGGCAGGCCTAAAGGTCGGTGAGGACCGGCTCTCCAAGAACCTTGCCGAGTAATGCAGGGAATCAGAGGGAGCTCGAAGGACTTGCGGGATGTTGGCCAAACGGCCGTCACGGGCCAGCTGCTCGATCGTCAGCTGCTGCTCGATTGTAATCCCGTACAGTCGAGCAAACAAAGTACGGGTAGACTCCTTAACAACAGGAGCAGGAAGATGAACCAGGTCAGAAGGAATAGAATTGTAGCCATCGTAGACGAAGCGAGGCACAATGTTGTTTGTAACTTCAAGCGCCTTATGAGCTATGGCGCTGACAATGGGACAATTAGGGGTTTCGTAGCACGTTGAGAGGGCCTTAGCACGCAGCAACTGGCGGCATATTTTCAGGCTTGCTCCAAGTGCTGAAGAGGACCAACCAAAGGACATTAAGAACTTGTAAGGATCGCGGATAATGTCGCCATCATCAGTACAGACGATCCCACAAAAAGAGGCAGAACAAGGATCAAGTTCTTCGGTTATTTTTATTGTAAAGCCAAGGCGGGCATAATCATCGAGGGTGAGCTCAACTGTAGAGGCAAACAAGCCATCGTCACCCTCAACAAAACCTTCAATGCTGCCGCCTTTCTCTTCAACAATGAACAAAGCGAGCATGAGGTTAGTGAAGCTATTCCCGAGCGACGTGCACATGTCGCCGGACATCCGTCTTGCCTGTAATTTGTATTTTAAGCCGGTGGCAGTCCGGCAATTATTCGTGCCAGTAAGAACCTGGCAAAGGTAGTCTGCCAACTGAGGATGGTCGGCGAGACAATGGCGGTAGAGGGGGCATTCAATTGCATTCAGGACGTCACTGGTGAAATGGGATTCAAACGCAGTGAAGTCGGTCGAATAATACTTCCGTCCGTGCTGCCGCAATGAACGTATTTTTTGTGGGCGCAGCGGGACGGGTGTGTGCTTGATAAATTGGGGTTGTGCGTAAACCTCTTGTTCTATGGCCTTAAAGGCCGGCCCTGAGATGACCTTGAATTCGTCAACTCGGGAGTTAATGAGACGGCAGTGCTTGTAGGTAGGATAATTCTCGGTCTTGACAAAGGACTGGATCTTGGACGCTCTAGATAGCGTCGGAAGACCGCCACGGAGTCGACGCTCCACCAGGCGCAATTGATCTTTGCGCGACTGGTTGTAAGTCGTCGACTCG